AGCAATTGAATTACTAATAAGGTCATTACCATACTCTGACCAAATAAGAAATATAGATTTAGATTCAAAAGAGGCAATATACTTCCAATGGAGGTCGAATCAATACAAATTTGAGTTTCCTGATTTTGTAGTTTTTACTATTGAAGATTCAATTCTTAGTGGTGATGACTGTTCTATTCTTATGACCGAATTAATAAAACTTAAATATAAACAATTAAACCCATAATATGATACCCCAAAAAATACAAACCACAATTGCATCATGCACCACGTTGCTACAATTAGACACCTGCCAAGCGTGGGCGGACTACATATTCTTAGGTGAAAGCCTTATTGAGTGTTCAGTTATGATCCAAAGGAAACGGAATGAGATAAATTTGAAACAAGGGAACCTTGAGGATATTTATGATTTAAGCGATGCTGACTAATGCACGACTACATCCTACAACATTACACCTCAATGACCGCTCCACAGATAGCGAAAGAGTTGAACGTGCCTGAATGCAATGTAAGGTATTACATCAAGAAATTAGGACTATCAAAACAAGTCAAATACGACTATGAACGAATATCTACTATGTTGGAAAGTATGAGACCTATCGAAGTGGCAAAGGTAACCGGGATTAATGTAAATACAATTCACACTATAAAATTTAGGAGTAAAAAACAAACAATAACAGATAATTTTAACGTTAACCAGTGCGATAACTGGGTGATATAAACATGAAACACGAAGAACAAATAAACGAAATATGCAGTATTCTGCAAACTACTAAGGAACAATTATTGTTACCTCGTAGGCATCGATTAACTATCGAAAATAGGCACTTAGTAATAAAGTGGTATAGAGACATTGCAAGGCTTACACAAACTGAAATTGGGGCTATATTTGGCAAAGACCATACGACCATTATTCACTCCGTTAGAAATGCAAATAATCTGATTAAATATGAATCGCAGATTAAAGATAAATGGAATAGCATTAGGAATATCATGCCAGTAGCGCATTACCCACGTTTTACATCACTTTCTTACCGTTCACCTATAAATATAGCACATTCACCGCAAAAACTTGCATAGTATAACATGACGTAGTACATTCGCACTATCATTTAACAATTAAAAAAAACAACATGAAAATCCAAGTAAAAGAAACAACATTTAAAGAAGTGGATGTAACATTCCCACATTATCGCAAAAGCGAAAACGAAAACGTTTATGTCGCTATCTTTAGCGAACTTAACGCCATAAAAGTAGGTTATTACAAAAATTCAAATGACATTAATATTTTGCCCGTTTCTGCCGAAACTGCAATTTATGTAACAGAAACAGAATGCACTCAAAAGGAGTTCATACAACATTATGAAAATGCAGTATGTAAAGTAAATGAGGACTTCGATAACCTTATGAGTGGCTTTGCACTTGAAGAAGATAGCAAGTATGACGCATTAGGCGAACTCAAAGACAATTACACATCAAACGAAGAGGAGGGAATGAGCCATGAGTAAGCACTTTTCAAAAATAGAAGAAGAAATAGAATCAGCGACATCAATAGCCGAACTCTTAGAACTTAAAAAACAAGTTGAATCAACTCACTTCACTGATAGAGATTCTGAATACTAGTTACAACTTATTGAAACCTCAATAGACGGCTTTAAATAGTTTCATGTTGCGAGGGATGCGACTCGATAACGCATATTTTTTTACCTTAAAATTAAAACAATGAATAATCAAGATTTAGAACCGATAAAAAAACGTATGTCCGCTATACTCGATAAATCGGTAATCGAAAGAGAAATTAGCTTTGCTATGCAAGCCATTAACTCATCAAACGGACTGCAACAATGTAGCAAAGAATCGCTACAAAAGGCGGTGTACAATATCGCATTAACGGGGTTGTCTTTAAACCCGGTACTTAAATACGCTTACCTTATACCACGTTGGAGTCGTGAGGGTACACAGGCAGTATTAGAGCCTTCATATCAAGGACTTATTAAGTTGTTGACTGATACGGGTAGCATCGTAGCTATTTACGCTCATTTGGTACATGAAGGAGACGACTTTGAAGTGGTTTACGGTACATCTGTTGAAATCATGCACAAACCTAAATTTGCATCTAAAAATGTAACCCACGTTTACGCAGTGGCAATACTCGATGGTAGCAACTTCAAACAAATCGAAGTTATGACTATTGACGAAATTAACGCTATAATGGAACGTAGTGAATCATATAAGGCGTTCAAAGCAGGTAAGGTTAAATCATGTATCTGGACTGAGCACTTTGGCGAAATGGCAAAGAAAACAGTCATTAAAAGGATATTCAAGTACCTACCTAAAACGGATAAATTCGTAAATGTAGCTACTGCAATTGCATTAGCTGATGAAGATTATCCAATTAATGACCAACAAGCCGACTACCTTATAAGTCTCATTGAACGTAGCAGTTATGATGACGATAGAAAACAAATGTACATAGATAGTTGTGAGGGTATGTGTAAGTCTGAATTTGAACGCCTTTGCGCTGACATGATTAGTAATACAATGGATCCGATTAGCGCAGGTAAGCCTTATAATCAAAAAGATATTAGTAACAATTTAAAGAAATTAGCGTAATGACCAATAAAGAATATAATGAGTTTTTACTCACAAAACAGAAAACACATATCAATAGTGGATTTGATATTGATGAATCAGAACTAAATAGCAATATGTTTGACTTCCAAAAGTTCATAGTCAAACGTGCATTAAAAGCGGGTAAGTATGCGATATTTGCCGACTGTGGATTAGGTAAAACATTAATGCAACTTGAATGGGCAAACCAAGTAGTTAAGCAAACGAATAAGCCAGTGTTAATACTTGCACCTTTGGCAGTTGTAGGACAAACAATACAAGAGGGTGATAAGTTTGGAATTGATATGAGTAATATCCATGTCAATAACTATGAGCAAATTGAAAACATAGACTGCACCATTTATGCAGGTATTGTTTTAGATGAAAGTAGTATTTTGAAAAACTTTGAGGGCGCAACTAAGAAGCTGATTATTGATAATTTCAAACTTACACCTTATAAACTTGCTTGTACTGCAACGCCTTCCCCAAATGACCCTATGGAGTTAGGGAATCATAGTGAATTTTTAGACGTAATGAGCAGAAATGAGATGTTAGCAATGTACTTTGTGCATGATGGTGGTGAAACCGCTAAATGGCGCTTAAAAGGTCATGCTATTAAGTTATTCTATCAGTTCATTGGTACATGGGCAATAATGCTAAATAAACCGCAGGATATTGGTTTTGAAATGGTAGGATATGATTTGCCACGTCTAAATATTTATGAGAATCAAATTACAACTCCCAAACGTGCAAATGGTAGTTTATTTAATGATGCTATAATATCAGCAACTAACTTTAATAGTGAGTTACGATTTACTAAATTGGAACGCCTGGATGAAGTGGTAAAGATTATCAATGAAAAACCTGATGAAAACTTTATTATTTGGATCAAACAAAATGAAGAAGGTGAACTACTTAAAAAGTTATTACCCGAAGCAATAGAGGTAAAAGGTAGCGATACTAACGAATGGAAAAAAGAGAAACTATTAGGATTTGCAAATAATGAGTTTAGAATACTCATTACCAAAACTAAAATAGCATCCTTTGGTATGAATTACCAAAATTGCAGAAATCAGATATTTGCATCCCTTGACTTTTCATTTGAAGGTTTATATCAAGCCATGCGCAGGTCATACAGATTTGGACAGAAAAACGAAGTACATATTTATTTAATAACAACCGATACAATGGCTAATGTGAAAACTGCCATTGATACCAAACAAAAACAATTTGAAATTATGCAAGATGAAATGAGCAAAGCTATTAATGCAAATTTAGCAGGTCAAAATACAATGACCGCAGTCTATGACAATGAAACAGAATCAAATGAATATTACACTATCAAACGTGGGGATAGTTGCCAGTTGATTACTTCAATACCAAATGAAAGTATTGGATTATCAGTATTTTCACCGCCATTTGCAGAACTTTATACATACTCAAACCACATTGAGGATATGGGTAATTCAAAGGATTATAAAGAGTTTCTCACTCAATTTGGATTCCTTATTAAAGAACTTTACAGAGTTATGATGTCTGGTAGAAATGTAGCAGTTCATTGCATGGACTTACCCATTCAGAAAGGTAAAGAAGGATATATTGGATTAAGGGACTTTAGCGGAATGATATTACAAGCGTTTCAAGATGCAGGTTTTATTTATGCATCAAGGGTTACAATTTGGAAAGACCCGGTAATTGAAATGCAAAGAACTAAGGCATTAGGTTTGCTACATAAGCAAATCAAAAAAGATAGTACTATGTCAAGGGTGGGTATTCCTGATTATGTTATGATATTTCGTAAAGATGGCGAAAGGGCAAATCCTGTTACCAATACTGATTTATCTGTTGACCTTTGGCAAAAATACGCATCGCCAGTGTGGATGGATATTGACTATGGTAATACCCTACAAGGGTATCGAAATGGTAGAGATGAAAATGATGAAAAACATATTTGTCCCTTGCAACTTGATACAATTGAAAGATTAATACACCTTTATAGCAACAAAGGCGATACTGTTTTCACTCCTTTCATGGGCATTGGTAGTGAAGTATATCAAGCGGTTAAAATGGATCGTATTGGGTGGGGTTACGAATTAAAAGAGTCTTATTTCGACCTTGCTAAAAAGAACTTATCACAATTAATGGAAACCAAAACACAAGCAACTTTATTTTAAACTTTTAAACCCTTATATATGACGATCTCAGTAAACATCGATGTAAACAAAATCGATAAATCAAAAATCAAACCTTTCACCCGTAAAGATGGAACGGAAGGCAAAGGATATAACATGGTTATTTTCCTAAATGAGACACCCGACCAGTTCGGTAACAATGGATTTGTATGCGAACAAGTACCGAAAGATGCACCTAAAGGGGCAATACTCGGTAATGTGAAGATACTTGGGAAACCTGCAGCACCGCCATTGAGTGAACATGTGCCGGATAAGGAAGGGGATGATTCATTACCTTTCTGATTATCAGAAAAAAGCAAAAAAAAGTTTAAAGAATTGTTCTATGTTTCAGAATAATTTTGTAAATTTGTATCGCACAAGTAAAAAAGAATGTTCATCCTAAAAATTTATTCAGGTATAGTTATTCAGTGAGGGTTTATTCTTTACCCAGTGCATCATTGTTGGCTATACCTGAATTTATTTATTTATGACAAAAGCATATTTAATATCAAGGGCAAAAGAAATACTTGATAATCTCAAACCTAATGAGAAAGTTACTAATCAAAAAGATATAGAATTTCTATTAGAGTTTTTTTATCACCATCCAAATATTGAAACTAAATTAGAAGGTGGTTTTGATTACTTTTTTAAAGTGAAAAACACAGATTGGATGAAGCACTTTTATTGTTTTGCTATCATGCGAAAAGATAAAACATACCAAACAATATCGGTAAATTTTAAGAATACAAACACAAATAAGTACATAGTTAACCAGGCACTTAGAAACTGTATTGAGCATCTTATAATTGATAAAAAAAATAGTGTTAAATATGGTATTGATAGGTGTGAAGTTACCAATGAAATATTATATGAAAGCCATACACATATAGACCACTATAGCCATGATTTTAAAGATGTGGTTACAATGTTTTTATCAAAATACAAACTTAGTCATGATAGTATTGCACATGAAGTTAAATGGAATAGAAGTAAGCCATGTTTACATAATACCCTTTTAGAAAATCTATTTATTGAATTTCATAACGAAAATACAAATTTGAGAGCAGTTACATCACATTACAATTTAACAAGAAAAAAAGCATGACAATAGACATATTTAAAGAACTGCTATCATTAGGACTTTCACCAATACCCATTACATGGGATGGAGTTACAAAGTTGCCTATAAGTCATCAAATAGCACATAGCGAGGTTACAGATAAGTCAATAACTGACCAAACATTACAACAATGGTTTGAATACATAGAGAAAGCAAATGGAATAGCATTAAAACTTTTCACTCCTTTTTTTATGGTAGATTTTGACCTTAAAAATACGGAGGATAAAACTATTTTTGATAGTTGGATGTTGCAAGTAAATGCAAGTAATGATAATATACTTTCAAAAGTTTGTATAGAAAAAACACGCAATGGAGGTTATCATGTTTATTGTAAGTATCCGGGCATTTCGCATAAACAAACACTTGCAAGTTCTGAAACGGGCGCAGAGGTTATTAGTAATTATACTGGTGGTTTACTTTCATATTGCGCACCTACTCCAGGTTATGAGTTAATTCATAATGACTTCTCAGATATTCAAGAACTTACACAAGATGAATACGATACTATCAATGCTATTAGCTTTGGATTTAATAAGTATGAGCATACTTTTAATCTTGATTCAGCGAAGGTAATTGAATACCCGATAGAATATGAAGACGTTGCACTGCAATTTGACCATAAATGCAATGAAAAAGCATTAGAACATTTACTTAATGATATGGAATTGTATGAAGTGAGAAATAAAAGGTATTCAAAAAAAGATAAACATCTTGCATATTTACGCAAAGGATCAAAAGCAAATTATTCAGCGAAGGTGTATTTTAGAACTAATAAAGTATTACTATTCACTTCTTCAATACAAGGTTATCCATCATTTCAAACACGTTCAAATGAACATGATAATAGCTGGGTGCTAACACCTACAAGGCTTGTATATTATTCATGTGGTGCTAATTGGATTCCTACAATTGAAAAGATAAAATTAATAAGTAAAGAATTTGAATTAGATATTAATGAGGTAAAAGAAGTAGAATATAAAGAGCCTATTAAAATTGACAAACTTAGATTCCCTTATGACATTTTTCCTAAGTCAATAACTGACTACATAAGTTGCCATACAACTATACAGAATGATTATATGGGTGCTGCAATACTTTCAGCAGTTTCAACTGCAATAGGTAATTCCAGGTGGCTTAAAGCTATGGATGAATATTTCGTAAAACCTATTCTATACATGGCAATTGTAGCACCTCCAGGTGCAAGTAAATCACCTGCAATGAAAAAAGCATTTTATGTAATTGAGAAATTCGATGATGCTATGTTTAAGGAATATGAGGTATTAATAGCTGACTATAATAAGCAATTAGCAGACCATGAAAAAGATAAAAAGAATAATAACAAACCTGAAAAGCCTAATTTTCCGCAAACACTAATTAAAGATAGTACTATTGAAATGGTGGTTAAAATACTATCTCATAATAAACAAGGATGTGCAGTTTATTCAGATGAATTGGTAGGATTCCTGAATAGGATGAACAGATATAAAGAATCTGACGAAAATCAAAAATGGTTAGAAATGTGGTCCGGTGGTACATTATTGCTGCAACGTATTACAAGGGATGAAAATAGAGTTAAAGACCCATTTTGTAATATAATAGGTGGTATTCAGCCTGGAGTACTTGAATCTCTTTCTAAAGACCAAAACGAACACAACGGATTTTATCATAGGTTTTTATTTTGTTACCCTGAGCCTCAAAATAAACCAGGATGGCAAAGAATCGCATTACCTATGCACATTGAAGGTCATTACGAAATGTGTTTTGCTGATTTATTAGGATTAAGGGTAAATGATAGGCAAATATTGAATTTGAGCGTAGGTGCTGAAGATTTATATAAAAAGTGGTTTGATGCAAGATGTGTTAAGTATAATACGAATTCAGATCCAAATGTTAAAGGTATTATAGCTAAGTATCAAGATTATTGCCTACGCTTTGCGCTTATTATTGAGGTTATAAATGACATTGGGGCGTATGAGGTTACGCAGTCTTCAATGGATAAAGCTATAAGGCTTACAGAGTACTTTTTTGCCAATATTCACAAAGCTATGAAGTTACTTGCACCCGATACACCTGCTGACAAATTACCTGAACATTTGCAGTCATTTTATAAAGCCATGCCGGAAATGTTTACACTGAAAGGAGTTTACCCAATTGCAGACAAATTAAAAATAAAAGAGGGTGCAGTAAGGGCGTTTATTCATAGAAATGAAGGTAAATTATTCAAATCAATATCAAAAGGACAATATGAAAAGTTATATTAATAGTGAGTTTGTTACGCTGCGCACTCAGTTTGTTACGCATGAAAATAACAAAGAAAACCAATGCAGTAGCGTGTTTGAGGTACTTTGTTACGCTGTTACGCTATTATATAGAAATATAAAACTAATATATATATATATATATAATATGAGTATTATAAATAGAGTAACAAACAAAAGTGTAAAAAATGCGTAACAAGCGTAACAAACCTCTGAAACATATACTATCACTGCATTTCTTTGTTACTATTGAGCAGTGCGAAAATTAAACCAGCGTAACAAATGACACCAAAAACAATAAAACTAATCGAAAAAGCTATGAATCTTTGTAAACCGAGTAAGGATAAAACGAAGATTATTAAAAAACTGTATAAATTTTCTAAAACTAATCAAAGCAGGGATGCTATCCGTTGAATTATGACCTTAGAACAGTTCACCCAACTATGGAACGAAGACCGAAAACGTCAAGGCAAACACGCTGAGAAGTTCTCACTTACTAAACGTAAGGTAACAAAGAAACAAGTCGTTACCTATGCCATGACTGAAACATGATACCTACTGAAGTATCGAGAACTCCTGCAGTATCTAAAGTAGTCGAAGATACCAACGGGAAGACATACCTATTCAAATGTATGTGGAAGTTGATGTTAGGTACTGAAATGAAGCGTATATCTTCAGAGGGTAACTATCGACATGGGATAGGGTTTATAAAGTCTCCTAATAAGGGTATTGCGGACTTAATGGGTGGTTATAAGGGTATAACGTACTATATTGAGGTAAAACAAGATAATGAACGCCTACTGCCCTCACAAATCAAGTTTAAACAATGGGTAGAATCATTTGGGGGCCAGTATCATGTTTGTAGAGACTTTGATAGTATGTTAGCACTTATAATGTCATTGACCGACAAATAATCTACGTTTACCGCAATTGTTGTAATAGTATTAGAATTATATTTACATTTACATCGTTGAAAGTTGGATAGCGCAAAATTCCATCAGGAGAACGAGGGCTAACGTACCGAGTATTGGCGTAGTGCCATCACAAATGTTTAATTGAAATACAAAACTTGAAAATATGCACAAAAAATTAATTGAAAAAATAAAGGCATTACGCCAATACTTTGTTATGTGCCGTTTCTTTGGTCACAAGTGGAGATACAACTTCCCAATATCATCAATGCCAAATAAAGCTATTTGTAAAAAGTGTTACTCAAAATCTAAATTAAATTTAAGAACACTTGATTGGGAAGTTGTATCGGATTTTGGAACTGAAACAAGAACTGATAAAGAACTTGTTGATAAGTGGTTCTGAAATGGCACATAACTACTTGATAGGACTAATAAAACCAAACTACAATGATAATAATATCAACAAACTATGAATTAAAGTGGCAGTTTAAAGACCATCCGCATTACGCAATTACCTCATGCAAAAAAGTAATCAATACTCATAGAGGAACTATCGTAAAAAAAGTAGTAAACGGTGGTAGTATCGGTTGGTGGATAGCAGGTGATTTCATACCTCAGTCGAAAATTAACGGAGGTGTGAAATTAATCAGCAACGATAGATTCCCTTTTTAATCAGTCGGTTACAAAATGTAACCAGTTAAAAATAATTGCTAATTAAAAATAATGTACTAACTTTGTACTACTTATGGTAAATTATGGCAAATCAAACATCATTCAAAAAGGGTGATAATAGACCTCGTAAGCCTAAAGGTGCAAAGGACTCTAAAACCCTCTTAAAAGAAAAAGTAGGACTATCAACATGGGAAACTATGGGTGAATGGCTTATGAATGAGGGATTAGATAGGTATAAGCAAGAAATGGAATCACTAAGCGGTAAAGACTTTATCTTTGCTCATAATACTTTAGTGGAATACTTTAAGCCAAAGCTGAATAGAACTACTTTAGATGGGGGGTTAAACCTTCAGCATACGCAAATAGACATTGAGCTATAATGACTATCAAAATCAAACCTAATCCATTACCACCTTTTAAATGTCTTTACGAACTGCCACCTAATACATGGATGGTAGTAAACATTGGGGGGCGTGGTGGCGGTAAGTCTTATGAGGGTAGTAAGTTTGTAACATTACAAGCGATAACACAAAATAAAAGAGTAGTAGTTTTAAGAGACGAAAAGACTACTATTGGGGATTCAATACTCAATGAGGTTAAAAATAGGTATGAGGAAATAAACCAAAAGGGCAAAGGTTACTTTGATACTATCTTTGACTTTAACACCCACGAACTAAAGGAACGTACAACGGGTAAGAAAATGATATTTACCAAAGGATTTAGGGCATCGAGTAACGCAAAGACCGCTAACCTAAAATCTATATCGGATGTTGATATAGCTATCATTGAAGAGTTTGAAGATATAACCGATGAAATGGCTTTTAACCGCTTTACCGATGGTATTCGTAATGAAGGTAGTTTGATATTTATCAACTCCAATATTCCTGACATGAATCATTGGTTTATTCGTAGGTACTTTGATTTAGAAAATACTGACTTCGATGGTTACTACGAACTGAAACCAAAGCAAATAGAGGGCGTTGTATTTATCATATCAAACTACACTGATAACCCGCATCTACCACCTCATATAATTAGGAAGTACATAGCATACGGAGACGCATCAAGTAACTTCTACGACCAACATTACTACCTTACGCAGATAGTAGGATTATGTAGTAGTGGTCGTGCCGGACAAATATTCAAGAAATGGAAACGGATCACAAATGATGAGTTTAACAACATTGAAGTTAAATCACACTTTGGTTTAGACTGGGGATGGAGTGAATCACCAATGGCACTATGTGAGACTAAAGTACACAATGGCAAAGCGTATGCAAGGCAATTGATATACGATAGAGGTTTAACGCTATTGGAACTTGCAGTTAAGTTAATTCAATTAGGTATCGGTGCAAATGATTTAATAGTAGCTGATAGCGCTGAGCCTTTGAATATTAACAAGCTGCGCAATGGTTGGACACGAAGTGAACTACCAAATGACTATGCTGATAAATATCCAATGTTACTCAATGGGTTCTATGTGTTACCTGCGTACAAAGGGCCAGGGAGCATACAAGCGGGGATTAATCGGATTAATGAGTATGAAGTACACCTAACTGATAGCAGTACTGACTTTTGGCATGAGTACGTTAATTACACATGGGGCAAAGATAAGAATGGTAACCCAACGGATGACCCTTTAGATGACTTTAATCACTTAATGGATTCTTTTCGATATATTTTAACAAGTAAAGGAAAAATGTATTAAATTTGTTAAATATGGAAAAAGAATTACATTTACTTTCTTTAGTTATAGGCAAACCTTTAGCAATTGAACTCATTAACTCAATTAAACCATGCGACTAATCAAATACCTACTACCCTACATTATTGCCATAGTTTTATTCACTGGCATAGTCGTACTGGCATTAGCTAAAATCTTTTCAATAATCGTAATACAATGAATGAAAAAACGAAACTGATAATAGAGTTTATATTGATGTTAGTATTTAACTTTGCAATA